AGTTTCGAACTTGCCGGAAGAGTTGTCTGAACTTCTAGGAACTGCGGTTCAGTTCTACTTCCGCGCACATGGCGCACACTGGAACGTGAAGGGCGCTGACTTCAGCGAGTATCACAAACTGTTCCAAAAGATTTACGAGACCGCATACGAACTGATTGACCCAATCGCTGAGAACCTTCGCAAGATTGGTGAGGTCGCTCCGTTCCGTCTGGCCGAGTTCATGAGCCTTGGATACTTGCAGGATGCAAAGCCTGGTCAAGACCCGATGAGTTTGGCTCGCGACCTTCTGACTGCCAATGACATCTTCCTCGATCAACTCTCTGACGTGTTTGATTGTGCGACGAATTACAACCAGCAGGGAATCGCCAACTTCATCGCTGGCGCTATCGACGGTCAACAGTTCTACAAGTGGCAACTGACCGCCTCACTTGGCGAGGAAGTCACTCAGCCTTCACCTGACCCATTTGATGCTCAGGGCAACGACCTTGACGACATGGCTGAAGAATCCATGCCAATGATGTCTGAGGCTTATCCGATGATGCGCTCGGCTTCAGGCTCAATGGATTTGCCAATCGGTTCTCGCGATTATGAATGGGATGCTTCAGCTGCTGATCAGCGTGTTCGTGACTGGTCGAATGGTGACTGGAACAAATACGGCGAAGCCTTCTTCTATGTCAACCCTGACAAGAAGGGCGAGTTCGGCGGTTACAAGTTGCAGTTTGCTGACATTATTGGCGGAACTTTGACCGCTATTCCTCGCGGAATCTTTGCTGTTGCCGGTGTCTTGAATGGCGCTCGTGGTGGCGTGGACATTCCTGAAGAGGACATTGCCGCAATCAAGACCAAGGTTTCGCACTACTACGACAAGATGGCCACCGAGTTCGAAGATCCAAGCCTTGTTGTTCCTTTCGAACCTCGTGCAGCGATGGCTCAAATTGGTGTCGGAAGTTTCGTTTCTTGGAACTCTTCGGGTGGTCGCTCTCGCGGAAAGGTTGAGAAGGTTGCCACTAAGGGCGCTCTCGCTTCCAGCGACGGGTTCTCACTTGAGGCAACGTCAGACAGTCCAGTCTTCTTGATTCGTATCTATTCCGAGAATGGCAACGGCTACGCGCCAACCGACAAGACTGTTGTGCATCGTTCGGATGTCCTAACTGTCATCAAGGCTCTACCCACTCCACGCTCCGCCGAACCTAGTGAGGGTCTCATGATTGAAGAACGCAAGTCTGCTATCGCATCAGCTGAGCGCCTAACCTTTAACGCTGAGGTTCGCTCGATTGCTACCGATGACGGCTCACTTCGAATTGGTGGCTATGCTGCACAGTTCAACAAAGAGGCGACCGGTCTGAACTTCCGTGAGATGATTGCGCCTGGCGCTTTCACTCGATCATTGAAGTCTGGCGACCCTGTGTTCTTACTTGTCAACCATGACACCGACCAGTTGCCTCTTGCCTCAACGCAGGGTGGCACTCTGACTCTGTCTGAGGACAATGTCGGTCTTCGCATGGAAGCAACGCTTGACCCGTCGAATCCTCGCGCTGCCGAGTTGGCTTCGGCTCTTACTCGTGGCGACGTTGACAAGATGTCGTTCGCTTTCAGTGTTGCTCCTGGCGGTGACACTCGTGAGGAAGGTCTTCGCACACTTACCGACTTGAACCTGTTTGAGGTTTCGGTTGTGACGTGGCCAGCCTATGACGCGTCATCTGTCGGTATGCGTTCGGAAGATTCAGCCGACGATGACCTCGAACTTCGCAAGCGCAAACTGGCGCTGAAGTTCAAACTTGATTCTCTCTAGGGGCGACCTTAGAGATGTCCCCGACGCTTCTGCCTCGGCGACTCACAAACCCACCTAACCTACTTTTAAGGAGTAGCCATGTCCATGTTGGACTCTTTGCGCGAATCTCGCGCTACCGCCGCAGCTGATGCTGCAGCACTCCTTGCTGGTGAAGTGACTACTGAGGCACTAGATGCAGCAGAAGCACGTCACGCAGAGATTAAGGATCTCGACAGCAAGATTGAAACAGCAGAAGCTCTAGAGGCTCGCACTGCTGAACTCAAGGAAGTTCGCGCTGCTGCGAATGTTCCAACCTTCGGTTCTGCCGTTGTTACCCGTGAGACCATGACTTACGACAAGGGTTCAGACAACTCTTTCGTTCGTGACATGATCAACTCACAGCTTCGTGGTGACCGCGATTCATTCGACCGCCTTAACCGCCACCAGGCTGAAATGGCTGTTGAACTTCGTGACATCAACCGCACCGACACAAGCGGTGGCGACTTTGTTCCACCTTTGTACCTCATCAACGAATACGCAGAGTTCGCTCGTGCGGCTCGTGTTACCGCTAACCTGACCACCAACATGGCGCTTCCTGCTGGCACCGATAGCATCAACATTCCTGCTATCACCACAGGTACTCGCACCGGTCTTCAGGCTGCTGACAACTCAAGCACCTACGCACCAACGTCACCTCGCGACATGGTTACCTCGACGGTCACTGGTCGTGTGGAAACTATCTCGGGCTTCGAGAATGTTTCAATCCAGCTCGTTGAGCAGTCACCAATCAGCGGTGGCCTTGACAAATTGATCTTTTCAGATTTAATGTCCGATTATGCCTTGCAGTTAAACACTGCTGTTTCAGGCAACGGCGCTGGAACTGCTGGCTCACTGAAGGGCTTCGTCACACTTGGTACGGACACCACAAACGGTATCCCAACCACTTGGACTGAAACCACTCCATCTGCAACTGGCGGTCTGACTGCTATCACGAAGGCAATCAGCAATGTTGTCACGAACCGTTACAAGGATGTTGAAGCCATCGTTATGGCTCCTTCGACTTGGTACTGGCTAGCCAGTGCAGTTGATGGCAACAGCCGTCCACTTATCGTTCCAACTGGCAACGGCCTATTCAACGCCGGTGGTGTAACAACCGCTCCTGGCGCTGCTGCTGGTCTTGTTGGTTCAATCTACGGTGTTCCTGTCTACGTTGACGCAACACTGAAGAACACTGTTGGCACGAACCAGTCACCAATCTTGGTTGGTAAGTTCAGCGATTCATACCTGTTCGAATCAGGCGTGAAGACTCGCGTTCTTCCAGACGTTCTGTCTGCGAACCTCACCGTCCGCTTCCAGGTATATGGTTACTGCGCACTGATTCACCGTTACGCTAAGGCCGTTTCTGGCATCAGCGGAACTGGCGCAATCACTCCTTCAGGTTACTAATCTGAATCCGTCAGGTGGCGGCTCTAGGCTTAGGTCTAGGGCTGCCACTTGGCACTTCACTACATCAGGGGATGGACTACATGGGCAAGATGAAGACTTTACTTCTTGAGGCTGCAATCGCCATCGAGAAGGTGCTTGAAGCCGACGGCACGATTGAGCAAGTGTTGGAAACTGTCGACCAGATTTCGGACATTCGGGTGACGACAACGGATCGTGAGACTCGATGAGGTCGCGTGAAACTGTTTGCATCGCTATTCCTCACGATGGTTCGATTGACACACAGTTGACGATTGACCTTGTGGGTTTGATGCGTGAGCGTCGACCAAGGATTGACTCGTTGCAGACTGTGCAAGGGCTTGGCCTTCTGGCTCGAACTCGCAACCTTATCGTGAAGAACTTCTTGGATGATTCTCACGCTGACTGGTTGTTGATGATTGACTCCGATCAGTCGCTTCCTTTGTCGGCCTTCGACTTACTCATTGAGACTGCGCACAAGGATGACCGTCCGATTGTTGCCGGTCTCGTGTTCGCAGCGTTCTATGAGAATGAGTCGCTTCGACCTGTCCCTGCGATTTATGAGTTGGCAGCTGACGGGGCAATGCTTCCGTTCGACAATTACCCGAAGAACCAAGTGACACAGATTGACGGTGCTGGCACTGGTTGCCTGTTGGTTCATCGTTCGGTTCTTGAGGCGATGCGTCAAAAGGCTAGTCCTAATCAGGGAACTGATTGGTGTTGGTTCTTTGATGGCGCTCTTGATGGCCGTTGGTTCAGCGAGGACTTGCTGTTCTGTCGCAAGGCGACGGCTCTTGGTTTCCCTATCTTTGCCCACACTGGCGCAATCTTGGGTCACCATAAACAATTCTGGCTTGATGAGCGCCAGCACGATCTCTGGCTTTCAAGCAAATAAGACAACTTCGCCCAAGGTTTCCCCTGGCTTTGGGCGAAGTTCTAATCTCAAGGAGTGGGCATGGCTTCCAGTTATCCTAGCGCTTTAGATGCGTTCAGTAATCCATCAGCCTCGGACACGCTCGACTCCGCCACAGTGCCTCACCATACGCAACACAGCGACGCTAACGACGCTATCGAGGCCATTCAAGCCACACTAGGGGTAAACCCTCAGTCGTCTTCC